TCGTCAGCAGTTACATCTGCTGCTAAACTTTTAATTCTTGAAAATGGAGTATGTGTTGTTCCATCTATTACTCCTTGAACCCAATTCATATCTCTTTTAATAAAAGTAGGAGTAGCACTTATGGCTTTTGCGTCCGGAAACAAATAGTCAATATACTCAATACCATATGTTACGGCAGTATGCATTAATGCATCTTTTAATGAGCCACATTTTTTAGCCTCAACCATGGCAGCCTTGAATTGCTCATGGGTTAGTGTACCCCCAGTTTTTACTTTTTCATCATCACCAGTTTTATCGAATACATTCTTTTTCATGTTTGCTCCTCCTTTATTGGAATGGTTTATATTTTTTGAATCGTCTTTCTTTTCTGGAGTTACATCTTTGTCTTCAGGTATTTCGTCTTCTTCATCTGAATGTTCAACAGTATTGCTAGCTTCTGCTATCATGGCATATACCACCAATTTTTGTTCTTCGGTCATAGAGTCAAATATATCACCGATGGTTTTTCCATTAGAATTTTCAACATGCATGACCTCGGATTGACTAACACTGTTATCTTCTCCCTCTACAATCATACCAATCATCGCATAAGCAACATTTTTTTGTTCTTCGGTCATAGAGTCAAATATCTCACCAATTGTTTTATTGGAACTTGAATCGACATGGGCCATCGATAGAGATATATTTTCACCACTAAAGATAATGGCTTCTGTATCGTCAGTTTCTATACTGCCATCGCCATGTTCAAAACTTACACTGTTAATAACCGCTCCAGGATTTGCGCCCGAAAGCACAAGACTTACTTCTCTAATCATACCATGTAATACATCGGAACCCTTTTGTTTTAACTGATTGGCATGGATTGATAAACATGTTATATCGCCATGGTCAACCAATTGTTTTGCATTTTTACCAGCGTTAGTATCATTAAAATTACATAGTGCATATGTGCCGTCTTCTTTATGTTGGAGTAAAGCATTCCCCAAAATATTTGATGGATCACTATGCATATGTTGCCAAACTAGGGGTACGACAACTCCATTCATATGCTTGAACGCGTCTTTACGGATTATCCTACCATCAGAACATTTTAAATCTACTTTGGTAGCATACCCTCCAAAGTCATATTTTTTACTCATCCTGTATAACCTCCTTATTATTTGTATCTGTTGGGACTATTGGCGCTACTAACGACTCTGTTTTTTGTGCGGGCATATTCGAATTTCTAAGCTCATTTGCTTTTGGGTCTTTAGATGGTTTATAACAGATAACCGATCTAAATTCATTTGATGTTAATATTTCATTTCTAGTAAATTTATCGGCCATTTCTGCTAGATCAGTAACAGGCACTAATTTGAATGGGTCTCTAAAATACTTAATGGTTTGTTTTTGTGTTCTAGCCGTTTTTGTTAAGAATGTCCGTTTTATCTCGCCAGTTATTGCCGATAATACAGGTTCGATCGTTCGATTATAATAATTTAACATTTCTTTTTCGTCTGCCGTGCCTGCGAATACACTCTCTGTTATACCTAATTGACTATAAAACATGTTTGTCAAATATGTTATTTGAGTCATTAGATTATTCTCAGTAGGTCTATTTAATTGAGTTACTTTTTCTGTTCCATCAGTGTATGCTATTCCATACTTAGAACCAGACAATTGTGTTTCCAAATCCTTACGTCTTATATCTGCTTGTTCTTTTCTAGCGGCAGTTTTTATAACGTATGGTAATTGAATAATTAAATCTAATTTTCCAGAACCACTTTGATTGTCTATGGCATCTAGTAAATTTAGTTTTGCAATGAGTCGTTTTAAAATTGAATTTGGTTCATTCATAACAGCATATAATGGATTTTCAACTATGGCGACCATATTCTTTAGTAAGACCGTATCTTCTTTTAATCCAGTTCTATCGTTATATAATCTAACTTTTACATGGTCTGGGTACCATTGTATAATTTGTCCAACTCGCAAAGAAAGAATGTCATAACTTCCAGATATAGAAGGATCAAAATTTGTATCCACAGGAACAATAGCCACAGAACCTTCGTCAAACATGGACATTACCACATCTTGTATTAGCGCTCTTCCAGTTTGATCTTTATTTGCCGCCACGGTCAATACATCGTTCAATGTTGAGTCTATGGTTTCTATATAGTTATCATTTTCGTCAACTTTTACATGTTTTATTGATATAGCCGCAACGTCTATTGCTATTCTATTATAGATGGATATTGCTATAGATTTTTCATTACCCATAATAGATCGTATTCTATCTGGTCGTCCACCCCAGCTACTAGAACCCATACTACTATATTCTATAATAGGATCTTTGTTCGTTAAGACATTCCATGCATGTTGCAATCTATTACTAAACCCCAAGATTTTTCACCTCCTTACGCGAATGATGTTTTATAAAAATTATCGAAGAAGTCTGGTCGCGTCTCTAACTACCCTATAGTTTCTAGGATTCATTATTATTTCGCCGGAACTTGTATATATATTCTTAGAACCGTATTTTAACATAAAATCTTGAGCTGCTCTGACTCCGGTTTTTATTAATCGTGGATTTTTTGTTAGAACACTATAAGCCAGATATCCTCCAGCAGCCCCGGCAAGGGCCATTGATGGGGCTAGACCTTTTAATAATGCTCTTGCTCGTGTATCACCCTTAGTCATATAGGTTCCGACTTTTTCAGATACATGTTTTCCGAGAAATATATCATCCCTCATTTTCTGACCTTTAGTTCGAATAATTGGAGATTTGATTATTTTACCTTTCTTCTTCCCCCAGTGCATGCCTAGAATACCTATATGTTCTAAATATTCTTTGCTCATTAGATTCGCCTCCTATTCAAAAGAATCTTTATTTGCCTTATACAAAACATAAGCGTCCATTAACGCAGATACTGGATCTATTTTTGCTTCTTGTCTTTTCTTTAAAAGTTTTCGATTTCCATTTGTGTCTTCAAACGTTACACAATTACCCATGGCAAACTCCATTAACTCCTGATCAAATATAAGCATTCTTTCAGTTGCAAACTTCTTTAATTCACCAAGAGGAACTGACTCTGTACGAGCCCCTTGTATTACTTTACCCACTCCATATTCGCCATTATCGGCGATCCACCGTTTAACAAACTCTTCTGAATTGTATGGGTCGTAACCAAAAGACCTAACGTCATAACTAGAGTCAAATATATATCTATCTACGTCGTCATATACTTCCATCGCATCCAGTACTGTACCATCTAATACTATTAGACTTCCTTCCGATATAAAATTATTATATTTGACCCTCATCGCTCCGGGTAGTTTCATTAGGGTTTGGGACGTTATGTAACATCTAACTTTAACTCCAAATGTACCATTACTTAACGGAAACAAAAATGTAAATGCCCAAAAATCATCGCCTTGAGATGCGTCCATACCAAGACCACAAGGCATAGACCAAAAACTTCTTCTTTTATGAGCCAAGGTTTCTTCGTATGTGAAGAAATATGTAAACCCTTCCATTGGAATACCGAATCGTTTTGCTAGTATGTCGTTTCTAGTAGACGGGGCATTCTCCGCTCTTTCTACATCTAATTGATACGCTTCATAAGAAACCGTTATTCCTATATTAGGATTTGCTTTGATCCACATTGCGGGATCATTAACTTCTTTTATATCGTCTAGTTTATAATACCAGATGGATACGTGCGGATTAGAATACTTACCTTTTAGGATATCTATTAACTCCATTTTCATCGTATCGCCATTACTATTACGGACCGTCCCTTCGGAACTAGTTGCAAGAATAAGATAATCGTCTAACTTAGAGGCTCCTTGTTCTATCGCTCCGATCACGTCTTCTCTTATATCGCCAGATAACCATTCGTCAACAGTAGATATTTTAGGTCTTAAACCTTGGAGTTTGTCGATGGTCATTGCTCTAACTCCTATTATCGAGTTGGTTAGGAAATTTTCAATACCCTTTTTAGTAGACGCTAGTTTAACTCTATTTGCCCTTGATCCGGTCGTATTTTGTAAAGAACCTTCTGTTAAGAACTTGAATAGAGGTCCTCTGGCTCTGGTAATGGCGGTTTTTATTGGTGATATAACTTCTTCTGCTTGTTTCATTGTCGGTGCGGTGGTTATTTGATGAGTAGTGGAAGTATCGACATTATGGAAAAACGATTGTATACAGGAAGCATAAACTGATTTTGCAGCCCCTCGACCAACGATTAAATATTGCTTTTTAATCAATCGTTGCTTTATTCTTTTACGTACATAAGTTCCCCCACGATTTCCAGGAGTTGGAACATACACGCTTCTTTCCATAAAATAATACCAACCAAATATCTGTTCTGCCCATAATTTAAACGAGTCTAATAGTACTAAATCTCCGCCATCAGTTAGGGTCAATTCATTCTCGCAATAATTTACAAAACCATCAACTGCTTTATCATCATAAAATATGCCAGGATTATTTATAAGGGAATCTATACGATTCATCTCCATGGATACATATTCGTTTACCGGTATTTCTCCAGATATAACTTTTTTCCTGAATTCACCATAGTATCTAGGGGTTGCCGTATTAGATAACACTATATAGTTTCACCTACCTTCTAGTTACATTTTTATCTAGGTATAACGTTGTTTATGTTTTTTTGTATCTGGGCTTTTACTATGTCTCGTAATATCGATCCAGTTATTTCTTTTAAGGGTTTAAGCGTATAATCATAAACGAATTTTAAACCTTTATTGACCTGTTTTTTTGTTAACTCGGAATATTGTTTTTCCAATTGAATTCGTG